GATGTATCGGTCAATATTTGCTAGGTTTGACGGTATATCAACGCTAACTTCTTGATTGGATTGTACTTTAGTTTGTTGTTTGTTTGCAACAGGTTTTGGGTCTACCAAATCTGTAATAGTTTGCTTGCGGTTTTCTGCATCAGTTTTAAGTGCTGCAATACGCTTTTCTTCTGCCTGGCGTAGTTTCTTTTGAATACCTTTAAGGCGTTTTAATTCTTCCCTTGTATAAGGAGCATCGTCACCGCCAAACTTTGTAGGCGTGACGGGGGTAATAACAATTTGAAACGCATTGTTTTGAAACGCATTAGCTTGAAAAGCGGTTTGAAACATTAGCCTACCAATGCAGTTACTTCAGCTTGGGTTAAACCCAATGCGGTTAATTTAGCTAGTGCAGAAGCCTTTGTATCAATGACTGCTTGTTTTTGTGCAAGTAATGTTGCTTGTGTAGATTCCCAAAGTGCATCAAGTTCATCTTTAGTAGGTTTTGGTGATTCATCTAACCAAGTTAAACCTTCATAATCATCACCATTTAATGCCCATGATTTGCCAACATAATTTAAAGTAAGAATTAAAGTGTAATCAATCATCCTACTATCTCCATTAAAATTATTGATGATGCAGTTCTAGCACCATATTCTTGGGTATTATCACCATCAGTAATACTTCTATTAAATGCAGTAGTTCCTGAACCTTCTGAATAAGAATCAAATGAATATGCTGTTGAAGATGTAGTGGCTGGGGAATCTAAATAAGATATATTTAAACCATCCGAATGGTTACCATCACCATTAAATCCTGAAACGCTTGAAATTGTTGAACGAACTCTTGAACCAGCCGCATCGCCAATAAAAATAGCTGAACCACCCCTAGTCAATCTTATGGTTACTCCATTTAAATTTTGAACTTTTCCAAGCTGGATTATTACCATAATTTTATTGCTTGATGAAGATGGTGTAATGCTTGCAGAAAGAAATGAACTTGCACTTGTCCATGTTTGTGCTGAAGAATAAGTATAAGTAGTAGTGCTAACCGCTTGAACTACTTGTTTAACTGTTCCTGCTGGTAAAGTTGTAGTAGGAGTAGCCCATGATGGAATACCGCCAGCAACAGTTAAAACTTGTCCAGTAGAACCAACCGCTAATCTTGCGGCAGTACTAGCAGATGCTTCATAAATAATATCACCCGTAGTAGTCATTGGGTTTAAAGCATTAAATGCCGTTGCCGCTGTAGTTTGTCCTGTGCCACCATTGGCAATTGGTAAAGTGCCTGTTACGCCTGTAGTTAATGGCAATCCAGTAGCATTTGTCAATGTAGCGGATGTTGGAGTTCCTAAAATTGGAGTTACTAAAGTTGGACTTGTTGCCAGCACCACATTTCCGCTACCAGTAGAACTTGTATAAGCTGGAGCAGTTGCTACGCCCAATACACCTGTAGAAGTTAAAAATTGGGGTGTAGTTGTTGTGTTACCAGCTAAAAATGTGGTTGAGCCTGAAAGAAGTTGATAAGGAACAGAACCTAATGCACCACCAGCCAAATTAGTTGCTGAAGAAGCCGTTACCGTTGACCAAGTGCCATCACCACGCAAATAATTGCTAGAAGATGGTGTGCCAGTAGCACTAATTCCACCAACAGGTAACCCAGTAGCGTTTGTTAATGTAGCTGAAGATGGTGTGCCTAATGCACCGCCAACAGAGTATTTACCATTAAAGGTTGTCCAATCGGTGCTAGTAAGGTATCCGTTTACAGAAGTAGTTGCGGCAGGCATAGATATAGCAGGAGTATTGCCACCGCTAGAAACTACTGGACTTGTGCCAGTTACGCTAGTTACAGTACCACCTGACGATGGGCTTGTATTGGTAATAGTAAAATTAGGATATGTACCGCTAGTAGATATTCCTGTGCCAGCAGTCAAAGAAACAGTTTGGTCAGGGGCAGTATTTGTTACTGTTACCGCACCAGTTGAACCTGATACGCTAATTCCTGTACTTGCGGCTAATGAATTAACCACATTGGTAAGACTTGCACCTGAACCACTAAATGTCGTAGCAGTTATGGTTGTGCCTGTAATGGCCTTTGGAGTTGTTGCCCCAATAGTCATGTTGTCCATTGTTCCTACATAAGTAGGGTTTATTTGAATTGAATTAACCCCAGTAGGGTTTATATGGACATGACCAGTACCAGTAGGGCTAATGTCAATCTGTGCGTTTGTGCCGTTTATATTGGTAGAAACATTGATTGACGCATTATCGCCACCGCCTGCACCCATGCTAATTTGGGTTGTTCCTGCGGAGTTTTTAAGGGATAAACCACCTGAGTTTGATGCTTGTACTGTTGGGGTTGTTAGGCTTGTAGAAGCGTTTAAAGTGGTAAATTTACCCGTGCTTGTAGTTGTAGCACCAATCGTTGTGCCATCAATAGCACCACCAGTAATTGCTACCGCATTAGCGTTTTGCGTAGACATAGTGCCAAAGCCACTAATGTCTGTATTAGTTAAAACTACTGTACCTGTGTATCCGTTGACGCTAGTTACCGCATCGGTGTTATCTACTTTTTGCCACGCAGTACCGTTGTAAACAGCCCAGTCACCCACGACCCAATCTGTAATCCCGTTAAGATTAGTGCTACCAGCAACAGATACAACATAGTAGTAACCCTTAGTGCCAACAGACGAAGTAAGAGTAGGGGTATTTGTGCTGGCATTCCATGTTCCTTGATAACTTAATGCTCCCAAAACTGCGGATGGTAATTGGCTAATAGGTACTGTTCCGCTACCATCTAAACTTGCAACGCCATTAGCTACACCTTTTGTTGCAGTTGCAACATAATCGCTAATAGTTACGCCTGACATTGAGCCACCAGTAACAGATATGTTATTACTGTTTTGGGTGGACATTGTGCCTAGACCAGTTACATCGGTACTTGGTACGGTTGCACTAGCGGTCATGGCGGCTGTGCCGTTACCCTTGACATAACCAGTTAAGGTTGATGCACCAGTACCACCATTGTCAACAGGAATAGTACCTGTCAAAGTATGGTCAGCATTCCAATCACTAGGGCGAACTAACGATGTGTCTGCATCGTCAGGTATCGTTGAAACTTTACTATGTTTTACAGTAATAGCCATTATTGAACCCCAGCAATTTTACCGTCAGGGCCACGAATTACAGTCTTAGGCTGGCTAAGTTTCTCCATCAACATAGATAGCATTTGGGCTAATTGTTGGTTGCTCATTTGCATATTCTCAATGGCAGGTTGTAATGGGTGGTTTTTCATATCGGAATATCCTAATTGGTCTTGCAAAATATTAGCCATCTGTATATTGTCAGCGTAAGCCGTTTCACCAGTATCTAAACCTGAAGATATACGGGTTGTTTCAATTTTAGCCGCATTGTTCAAGTATGCCAGTAACAATTCCTTGTTGTTATTGGTGTCCATTTTAACTTGTTCAAGCTGAAGTTCCATCTGTTTTTCTTCACGATTACGCTTATCTTCAAGTTGGAATTTAAGTTGGTTTTCTTGTGCTTGGTACTCTTGCTTGGCTTTTTCTAACTCCATTTGACCTTGTAATTTAACTTGCTCTAATTGAGCAGTCATTTGTAGTTGTTGCATCTTACCTTGTGCATCCATTTGGGCTTTTTGAATCTCAACAGGAGGCGGTTTAGGCTGACCTTTAGTAGCTTCGTACTGTTTTTTCATATCATCAGCAGTTTGGTCAATAATTCCTTCTAATTGCTTGCCTGCTTTAAAGGCAGTTACACCAAATTTCAACATTTCTAGCAACATAGGCGTCATTTCAGGTGCAGCTTGTGCTGTAGGAAGCGCCATAGATACAAATTGACCAACAGCAGCTAAAAATGCGGTTCTATCGGCTTTTTCTTGCTGTTCATCTTGGTAAATCATTGAATCAGAAGTAACTTCAATGCGGAAATTCTTAGCTGCTTCGTCTCTTAGTAGTGCAATCGCTTGCGGAATAAGTTGTTGGTCTTGCTGCGACAGTTGCATTGCGCCAGAAATCTTAACAAGCGTGTCATCCGTAAAATGATTGCAAATAATCTGCGCTTTAATAGTTAAAAGCGAGGTTGCAAAGTCTACTACTGCGTGTTGTTGAGTCTTTAGGCGACCAGCAGCGTTGTTTGACTTAATAATCTGTGCGCCAAGGGTTTCAGTAGGGTCAGTTTGACCTCTTTGAATGTCAGCAATACCCATTAATTCATAGATTTGACCCTTAACTTGTTCCATTGCCTGATAACAGGACATTAATGCGCTTGCAAATGGGGTTAGGTCTACTAAGTCAATAGCACCTTTCATGCCTTGCTTTTCAGCAAATGCCATCCAGTTGCTTACTGGAATCATGGTGTTATTTTCGCCTTCAGAGAATAGGCGCTGTAGTTCAGAGGCCGAGGCGTCATATACGCCACGCACTTTAAGGGCGTTAATTAAGCCGTCAATTCTGTCGCAAAGTACATCTAACTCTCTTGCCTGGTCTTGGTAGATAGTAAAGTCAGGGATTGGTTCTAGGCTGTCGGTAGTCAGCGTTGCATAAAGTGGCTTAGGACAAGGCCAGAAGTTTTCTAATCCTAATGGGTCGTCTCTTTCGTCAACAATCTTGCCGAGTGACTTAGAAATCCATAAGACCTTACCTGTTTCTTTATCCCATATCTCATAAATAACGGCTTCATATACCCCGTCATCAGATTTGTAAGATTGTTTTAAATCGTCAGGTTTTGTATCTAATGGGATTTTGTAGCCTAATTCTTCGCCAAAGCGTTCAACTAGGGCAGGGCGAGACATATATACTCTACGCCAGACTGCGGTTACTTCTTCCCATGTACGGGCTATGGTATGTCCAAAATCCCGCCAATGAACATAATCTACAGGGCAGCACTCATACTCAATTCTTTCCTGTGATTCATTCTCCATACCTTCAGGAGTTTCAGCTTCATCAGCATCTTCAGTAACTTCTAGCCCGTCATCGGGTTCGCCAGGTTCTTCGCCAACAATATGTGGCTCATAACGAACCCATGCTACCCCTCGACCACCTAATAAGCGGTCAAGGACTGCGTTGTTCATTGCTGACTTGTAATCCCCGTAGTGTTCAATCTCAAACTCTAATGCCCTTTCAAGCATCATTGAGGCTACACGACCTATTGGGTCATTATCTCTAAACCTACGACTAACATCAGGTCTAGGCAATCTTGCAAAGATAGCTGGCTGAATAGTCTGAACATTACTCCAGAGGATGTTAAATCGTGCATTAGGGTTTCTGTCGTAACGGGAATCATCTTTGTACTTTTTAACTATGCGGTCAACTCTGGCTTCCCAACGCTTGTAGCTGCGTTCGTACCCCATGATGGTTTTATACCAATCTTCATAGGTGTGATTGACTGTTGCTTTATCGTTTGCCATGTTATTGCCTTAATGTTTGAATATTTGGCGAAATGTTTGCTTATTTTACCTTTTTTATATTCTATTGTTTGCTTTTACTTTAGTCTCTTTCCATAAGTCATTAAGACTGACTTTAGTTTCCCCAACAAATACCCCCCGTATAGGTGCTTCGGGGTCAACAATCTTTGCTTCATCTTTCCAAACAATCGCTAAATACCTAAAAGCATCAGCACCATGAGAAGTCCAATCATGGCGAGGCCTATCCCTGAATACCTTTTTATCTTCATCGTATTCCCTTTGATATTGGCGCAGACATTCAATACCATCCGTACACTTGTGGTCGAACCATGCCCGAGTCAAAGCTAACCTACTAGCCTGGATGCCGTCTTGTAGTTTTAAATTAGGGGTTATCTTAATTGTTTTTAGGGGTATCTTATCGCCTAGTTGTTCAATAACGCTACGATTGGAGGAGAGTGTCTTAGCCCTAGCATCATGAGGCAACCAATGAGTTCCGTAAACATAGCCCCTATCTGCCTCCCTAGACTGAATAATCCCCGCATAGAAAGCAACAGGCTGACCATTAGAGGAGTGATAGTCTAATAGTCTAATCTCGCCATGCACTACCTGATACCACCATATAGCCGTATCGTCTGAGTACCCCAAGTCCCATGCCGTATGCACAGGGAATAGAGGGTCATACTCAACATCGGTAATACGCCCCTGGTCAGTTAATTGCCTCATTTCCTTACCATAGTAAGCCCCCAAGATTGCAGACTCAAAGTCACACTCAAACTCTTGTAAGTATTGGTCTTGGGTCATTGTCTTAGCTGCATCTTCTAATTCAGCCTTATCTAGTATCCCTGTCTGACTAGCCCTTAATACCTTTACATACCAATCAGGGCTAGATGCTGCCGTCTGATACATCTCCCAGAAAGCATTATGACCTTTAGGTGTGCCGATAAAGGTAGCTGAACCCTTCCTATCAGTAAGTAAAGGGCGCACAACTGCACCCCATATAGAGGGTTTCATGTCGGCATATTCGTCAAGGACTACTGAATCTAGGAATATCCCTCGAAGTCCATCGGGAGAATCAGCCCCGTATAGTCTTATCCTAGCCCCGTTGATTAACTCCACCCATAACTCCGACTGATTAGCTTTCCTTAATACAGGTTGAGAGAATCGGACTAGATAGTCCCAGGCTATGTTTTTAGCTTGGCTATAGTAAGGGGCAATATAAGCATAGCGCCCATCTGGCTTAT